TTCCAATTCCACAACTGGGGCCATTACCTACGTCAATGGCGCAGTCAAAAATTGGCTTGCCCAACTATTTGCTAGTTCGACCATTGCGGGAACCTTATTTATTTATGACCGTCTATGGTCATGCTCGGGCATGGGTTTTGCCATAGCAACATATACCGTGACAACGCCTGGTTCTCTTCCGGCGCGCATTACGGATAACGGCGTTGGATGTGAAATCTGGGTAGAACAATTCGTGGCCGCCGGAGTTGCGAGCGGAACATTAACAGTCAACTACAAGAATCCGGCAGACGGAGCAGAGGCTGGTGTTATCCCCGCGGTTGTCTCAGCCCCAGTCATAGGGCAGATGCAACCAGTCCCCTTGCAGGTAGGGGCCACGGGCGTTCGTTCTATTGTGAGCGCCGCGAATTCTGTATCATGGACATCTGGATCTTGGGGGTTGAGTATCGTGAAACCTGTCTGCCAGATTGAAATCCCACTTGCCGGAATTGGTAAGACTTTAGATTGGGCTGCACTGGGGCTTCCAGCCCTAGTAAATGATATGTGCCTATTTTTTATCTGGCAGGGTGGGGCGGCAACGGCCAATCAGGTTCAGGCGAGATTGAGGATCATAGATAAATAATATGGCACACGGATACCGAAACGTCTTTGGCGAAGAGAGGATTCAGACTCCCCTTTTTGAGACGGGGGATGCAACCCTTGATGCTATTCTGACGGATTGGTTCTTTGAATCTATATCTTTTGTGGCCGATGAAGGCTATCAACTCCAAGTATCCGATATATCCACATTAACGCAGGAACACCAATTAGTCGTGGTGGAGGGTATCCAGACCCAACTCTCGGATTCCCCCATCCTGGTGCGGGTTCATGTCATAGCCACCGATGAGGCTGAGCAAGTTCAGGCATCGGATACCCCGGTGCTTGAACAAATAGTTCCACTCGTCCCGGCTGAAGGTTTCCAAATTGAAATATCAGATACCCCGACACTAATCCAAGAACATAATCTTATTGTCGCGGAAGGGGCACAGACTTTATTATCTGATATTACAGGACTGACGCAAGAGCATCAACTTGCGGCGGCTGAGGGATATCAGCCACAGGTCTCTGATGGATCAATCTTGAGCCAGGAACATCAACTGACGGCCCAAGAGGGAAACCAGCCACAGGCGTCTGATCAGGCGACACTTACCATTGAGGGCGGTGCAATAGATTTACTCGCGGCAGAAGGGACTCAGACTCAGATATCCGATGAAACAAGGATCGACCGGATCATCGCACTCATGTCCGACAAGGGAAGCCAAGAACAGATATCCGATGCAGCCTTGCTTGATTTAATTGTCTGTCTTGCGATCCAGGAAGGAAGGCAAATTCAGATATCGGACTCGCCGATATTGAGCCAGATACATAACCTTGCTTCATTTGAAAATTATCAAATCCAATTTTCTGATATTCCACATCTGACATGGAGATGGAAGGATACACCAAAAATTATCGAGCAATCCGACCTTGGAGATGGCCCCCCGTTGTCATCGGCATTATATGAAGATCAAAACTTACAATCTGAATTAGGGATGTCTATGGTTCTTTCGTCCAACATTCATGGGGCCGAGAATCTTTCTTCAAATCTTGGGAAAAAGATAACACTCGATTCAACTATAACGGAGAAATAAATGGCAGATAGAATTTATGTCGGGGAAGTCGGAACAATCATAGACGTTGATATGGGCGTGGACATTTCATTGGCTTCTGCCTATGAACTCCGCGTTCGGAAACCGGATGGCACTGAAGTTATTTGGGCGCCTGCGATTTTATCGGGCGGTCAGACCCTTGAATATATCACCGAAACGGGCGACCTGGATATCGCGGGAGATTGGATTATTCAACCATGGCTAGAAATCGGCACTTGGATAGGATATGGTGATCCGGTAAACCTGGTCGTTTACTCAATTTATTCTGAAGAGGGGATGTAACATGGCAATAGGATGGATGATAGATGTTCCTGAGGCGATTGCTTATTTCTATGGAGAAAGATTAGCCACCGATTTATTTGATGGCGCGGATGACCTTCATCGGACGAAGGCGCTTATGGTGGCCTATAACCGCATTATTTATGACAATACCTATACCATCCCGCCATCTCCGACACCGGCAGAACTCATCAAGTTGAAAAAAGCTCAATGCGAACTTAGCTATTATATTCTTGAACACCAGGCCGATGAAGATCGGCGCAAGGGATTACAGGCACAGGGGGTTATCCAGGCAGGGATTGTAAAGGAAGTTTATTTTGAAGATTGGCTGGATAAATTAGCCGTGCCTCCATTCGTGGATGCAATACTTGAGGATTTCAAGAAGGCAAAACGGTTCCACTTGATTGATATAGACCGGGATGAGGATAAAAGCGCAAAGGAAGAAGTGGCGGATTTTTAGGGATGGCAATAAAGGTTGGCAAGGTTCCTGTTCAAGATAGAATTCTTGAGCTTGAGCGTGAATATGGGGGCGTTCAAAAAGAGATGATTCAAATCTTGGCGAGGATTGATGTCGGGAATTTCAAGGAAAGCAAACTCATGGACACGCAGAGGGATATCAATCGCTTGATATTGAAACTGAATAGGATAGCCACGAGATGGGCAGTGAAGACCACGCGCCAGGCATATCAGGAAATGACTGACAAGACAAGGATCAGGCTTTCCATCTTGGGTGCAAAGAAGAAAAAGATGTTCAGGAAAGACTTGGAAAAACAAACCCTGACAAAATATTCCAGCCGGATTATGGATTATCTTTATAAGGCAAACGCCAGCATCCGGCAAAGCCTCAATTCATATCTTCACCTTGTCCGGCGTGGCGGCCAGGCAATGACTAAGTTCCAGCATTTTAATTTCGATATGGAGGAAGAAGAAGAGATCCAGGAATTGATTGAAGAGGCATTGAGGGATGGATGGGCAAGGCAACGAGTTACAAGACAGCTTGAGGCATATCTGAGGGATAAGGTTGAGGGCGGTGAATTTATCAAGGTTACCGGAAGGAATTATACGATTAGATATTATGCCGAACTCATTGCTAGAACCGAATTGCGGAAGGCCCAGAGTGAGGCGGTCAAGAATCTTTGTGAGGAATATGACAATGATTTGGTTGAGGTGAGCGATCACGGGACGATTTGTGCTGAATGCAAGCAATACGAAGGAAATGTTTATTCTCTTTCCGGGGAGAGTAGGGAATACCCAATGCTTTCTGAGGAACCGCCTTATCACCCAAATTGCGAACATAATATCTCACCGACATCGGAAACGGCACTTAAATTTAGGGAGATTTACGGATGATACGTGCTTATTCTGTTGACGATATTACCATTATTCGGGGTGGGCGAGATCAATGGGGCGAACCTCTGCCCCCGACCAACATTCCGGTCAAGGGCTATATCGACTGGAAGACGAAACTGGTAAGGGATATCAAAGGGGAAGAAGTGGTCGCTGCGGCCACGGTTTACCTTCTCTATGACGGCCTGCTTAATCATGAGGATAGATTTCTAATCGCGGGTCTTGAACATCCCGTTATTAATATTTTTGAAGGCAAGGATTTCTCCCGCAATCATTATGAGGTTTATATCGCATGAAAAATCTTTATGTTGATACGACAGATTTTGATATTCGATTCAAACAGATTTGCGAGAATGCTATTCCTGGTCTTGTTGAAAAAGGTTTATTTGAAGCAATGAATAAACTTTTAAGCGATGCCGTGAAACTTCCACCTCAAGCACCTAAAGACGTTGGCGCCCTTTGGGCCTCTAAGGCAGATACCGTAAGCGTCAAAAAAGAAGAAGGGCAAATTGTGGCACAAGGCGGATTCAATATTGAATATGCGGCCAGGTGGCATGAGGCGGTTGGGGAAAACATCAACTGGACTACCACTAAAGGGGCTACTCATCCAGGCCCTAAATACCTGGAATCTAAAATGACCCAGAAAAAAGATAAATATATGGGAATTGTAGCAGAATCTATTAAGAACCAGGCGAAATAAAATGTTCAAAGAAATCTGCGTTTTCATAGCAAATAAAATAGGCTTGACCATAGGCACAACCTTACAGGCCGGCCACAGGGAGCAGACTGCGCCCGACCGTTGCACATTGATTGCCGAGGCTGGCGGGGGCGAACCGAACTATTACTGCCCAGATATGGCGAACCTGAATATCCAGGCATTGACCCGAGCAAAAAGTTATTTTCAGGCACGGGATGACGCTTGGGTCGTTTATGAGGCGTTAACAAACCAAGGCGGGTCTGTCCCGTCTGCCGGTTGGAATATGCCCAATATCAGCTCAGGGCCGGATTATTTGGCCATGGTCATTGAGGCAATAACGACGCCTCAATATATTGGACAAGATACAAATGGACGTTATGAGTTTAGTGTGAATTTTATCTTCCATATGGAAGAGGGTTCATGCGTACCATAAAAGAATAAAAAGACGGGGGAAGTTACAGCTTCCCCCTGACCTTTAGAAGGGGGTAGCGTGGGGCTACGTAGAAGAATCCTAAAGGCTTTTTTTATTTTAGCCCACCTATCTCCTGAAAATCAAATTTTTTAGGAGGCTAAAATGTCATCTTTGCCCATAAAGGATATGGGGCCTTGTGAAATTGTTTGGGGGTATGGAGAGAGCGGCGCCATGAATCTTGGCCCGTTTCTCGGAGCAAGCACCTACAAAGGCGAAACGCACGTTGCAGACATTCTGGAAGAGCGTTATGGCGATGCCGCTGTAGATGCGATTATGATCGGGACGGTTGCGACTCTTGAGTTGAGAATGACACGATCAACACTTGATCAACTTAACGAGGTACTGAATGCCGGTGGAATCCTCGGGACGCCACCCTATGAGTATCTCAAACTGAAGAACCAACTCGGTTGCGAAATGTATGACATCGCGAAATCAGTCGTGATCAAGCCAATCTGCGATGGGGTGGTTTCAACCGATCCAACTGAATGGGTTGAAATCTACAAGGCCTTCCCGGTGCCAGGTTGGGAATTGACTTGGGACAAAGCAACACAAAGAGTTTTCCCCATCCTTTTCAAAATCTTCGTTTCTCAGGAAAGTGGATTTGAGGGAGAATTCGGAACACTCGGAATGCCTTCCGGCTCAACTGAATACGGTATCTAATAGGCTTGAATCATGACAGTTGTTCTTGAAATCGACACAACTAAAAGCCTATTTGAACCCATCGAGATTAAGATCGACGGCAAATTGTTTCGCGTAAGGGAACTCACGCTCGGGATGCTTGAAGAGATTCAGAAATTCCAAACTGAGACGGCGGAAGGTTCTGCCGGAGCCATCAGAAAACAACTCGAAACACTTGTTGAGGGGAATGCGGAAGCATTCGGAAAGTTGACTATGAGCCAGCTCGAAAAGGTCATGAGCGTGATCGTCGAAAAGAGTCTGAGGCCGAAGGAGCCCGAAAAAAACGCGCAGAAGCCCGGGGCGACTATATAGCCCTAATCGCCGGGGAATTCCCCGGGCTTTTTACGTTCGAGGAGCTTCGCGGTCTTGGGATAAGAGACCTAAAACTATGGGCGCAAAAAGCAAATATAAAGGCGCTCGAACGAAGGGCAGAAGCCTATAATGCTAGTATTCTGCCTAATTTGAAAGAGGATGATATAAGGCGTCAGATTTCGGGCGTACAAACGGCACTTTATGAAGTTAAGAATGAGGACATGATAGCGGAAATAGAGGAACTAAGCAAAAAGAGGCTTGAGCAGACTCGGGAAAAGATCAAGAAAATGAGGCCATTAATCCCCCGGAAAAGAGTGAGGAAGAGGAAATAAAATGGATGGAATGGGCGGTTTCTTTGCCGGCGCAATAGTATCAAAACTCTTGCTGGATAAGACTGGATGGAATCAGTCTATCGCATCCGTTGGGAAGGATGAAGCCAAACTTACGGGCACTGCCGCCAAAATTGCTGCATCTTTTACACAGGTCGGGACTATTATGACAACGGTAGGTGCAGTCATTGTGGGCAGTCTTGGGGCCATCATCAAAAAGACAGCCGACTTCGGCGACGAGATAAATGACCTTTCACAAAGGACGGGTGTTGCCACCGAAACATTGAGTGGACTCAAATTGGCCGCCGACAATAGTGGTACGAGCATTGGGGAAGTAGCAATTGGAATGAAGAACTTGGCCATTCACATGACTGAGGCGGCTTCCGGCGGAAAAAAACAAGTCGAGATGTTCAAGTCGCTTGGCATCTCCGTCGCGGATTCGTCTGGCAAAATGAAAAGCATGGATGATGTGCTTTACGATGTGGCAGATGTCTTTGCCAAAATGCCAGATGGAACGCGAAAAACCACCCTAGCCGTGGAGATGTTTGGAAGGGCTGGAATGAATTTAATTCCAATGCTCAATCTTGGGAAAAAGGGCTTGATGGAAAATCGGGAGGTCGCCGAAAAA